GCTTATCTTGAGCGAAAGGACTTCAAAAACATCCACATCCTGCGTAAGGTTAACTTGCAGGACCTTATCACGGTTGACGCTCGTCCTTACCCTGTAACTTTTCTCCATCTATATTATCCTTTACTGCATTAAAAATCCCCTTCGGGAGCGTGAGTTCCAGCCTCCCGGTAAAGAGGTAATTTAACGTAACAACAAGCATGACAAGAAACATTGTCGCAGGGATGGCGAATGTGACCGCTATTCTTGTCGCAACCGCCTTCAGTATATATAAAAAACCTCCCTGTTTTTCCTCTATGCCAAGTTTCTCCTCAAGTTGCTTTGCCTCTTTGCATTTGCACGCCATAACAATATCACTTCAGTTTAACCCTCACCTGGATGTCGTTCTTGTCGTATATCTCATACATCGCGTTGTAGTCGCCGTAAAGCACATGGTCGATGGCCTCCAGGTCTATTTCGAAGCATTCCGTGCCGTTCGGTATCTTATACGGAGAGTCGACCGTCTGGTTGCATCCTGCTCCCAGCATTCTTTCCGGCAGCGGGCACCTGTCCGGGCTGTAGCCGAAATCCCCTCCGTACAGATTGTAGACCCTGAGGCCGATAAGGCTGATTACGCCGTCAATCAGGTTCAGTTCCTTCTCCAGGTCGCCCAGGAAGACGTCGTCGCCCATATCACGGTCATTCACCGCCATGTATGCGTATATCCTGTCGATAATCATCCTGATGACGTCTCCGGTGTTGTAGTTCTTGTCGATGAAGACGTCTGCCAGGAACCCGACGTTGTATATCTTTCCGCTCTTGATTTCGATATAGTCGTTTATCGTCTTGAAGTGGGACATGTACTCGATAATATTGTCAACCAGGATTTTCGGTAAAGCGGAATCGAGTTTTCCGTCTGCATTGAGGCCGAGCAGCGCCATGACAATCTTGTTGTTCTCCTCGATGACGTTCGAACGGAACGGGGCTCCGAATTTCGGAGGCATCATCATAAGTCTTGCCTTGTAATCCTTCACTGTCACACACCTCTGCTGGCTGGAAGTGTTATACTTTATGAGATACTTGATTTCCTCGGTTGTCGGAGCGTCCTTTCCGCCTATGCTTGTGGAACTGTTGCTCACGGACATGGAGTTGAGAATCTGGCCCTTAATCGTCGGGTCAAGCGCCGCATTGAAAGGCCACTCTACATTCAGAAGCGTTATGTTGTTAATCGCGCCCTGGGCGACATTCGTGCTGACGCCTCCGCCTACCTTGTATAACACATACATGGCCCACCCGGCCCTCGGAAGCACGCCGAGCATGTCGTTGTTGATGATTTTCGACATCCTGTAGTCGGCATACACCGTCTGTCCGGACGGAACCTCGTCGTATGCCACGCCTGAACCGAAGATTATCTTCATGTAGCCATTGTCCGTGTATTCCGTGATGAACTTCTGGGTGACAGGCTTCCACTTCCCTCGGTAGTACCTTGTCGTTTTCTGGGACCTGGTGGATACACCTTCCCCTCCGTTGGTGAAAGAGGCCGATATGATGTTTACCGCATACGTGTCCTTCCTTTCCGACTTGATTGAAGCATCCACCCTGGCGCCGCCCTCATCTGCGGAAACGCTGCCGTTCTGGGTGTTTGCGGTTGCATTTCCGCTCTTTACCGAAAGGTCGGTCAGCCCAAAAACGAACTCAGACGCGCATGTTGAGATATCGACTGTTGCCCCTGGTTCAACGACGACCGACTTTGTCTGCCCTGCCGAGCCTTCCCCCTCCGAGTAAATGATAAGAATCTGGTAGTTTGAGGTGTTTGAAACCTTGCCGACGCCGTTTTCGCAATTGAACGCCAGGTATTCCATCGCATCCCCGCTGGTCTCCTCGACGGTCTCCGTCACATCCTCATAGACAACGGGGTTGTACTTGTCGACGATGATGTCGTCGTGGTTGATGTCCCTGGAAGACACCACACCGAACCTGTACTGGTCGGCGAGGCTGTTCACCTCAAAGAACCTAAACGTGTTTATCGCCTCTCCGCTTACCCTGTATTCCTCGTCGTCGTAGAAGAACTCGGATAACATGGGGTCACTTGTGAAGTCGGCCGTCTCCTTGAAGATGATTGAATCCACCGCCATGATATTCTGGTCAGGGAGGACAACTTCCATAAACGGCTCCAGTTCTGACTCGGCGACAACCTTCTTGTATATCTTGGAAACGCCTGCACTGACGATTGCGCTCTTGTACACGGTATATCCGGTAACACCGGCATTTTCGTCTCTCATGGGGACATACCTCCTGTTTGAGAATCCGTCGCTGTTGAATTGCTCCCCAAAGTTTACGTCATCCTCGAGTTCAAAACTGTACGAGCCTGCCGCAACCACCGTGGTCCTTTTCACCAGAGGCGCGTACGACCAATCCGGCATGGCTATGTTGGTCGGGTTCACGGGAAGCACACAACTGAGTTCCACCTCACACACGCCCGCTTTCGGCCCGGGGACCTTGAGGCCGTTGCTTCTGGCCAGGTTCAGGGCCGCGCTCTTGGTTGTCAGGCTGTTGATGTTCGTCTCCTGGTATGCCCTGTCTATATAGTACGACAGGTCGTCACCGACGGCGCTTACAAGGTCTATGAACCAAGAACCGACGCTGGCGTCATTGAAACTCTCGGAGAGTTCCGGATAGTATTCGTTGCTAAACTTGATGAGTTCTGTCCTGTAGTCATCAAATGTCCTCGCAAGGTAGTTTATTTTCTTCTGCGCCATATCCTATTATAATTGAACGACAACGCTGTCGTTTATTATCTGATTTCCTTCTTGCACCGAGTAGTCCAAGCGGACAAAGACAGCGGCGCCGTCCTCGTTCTCGTCAACCACGTTTATGTCGTTGATGGACGCTTCTGGAACCCAACGTCTAACGGTGTTCTTTATCTCGGTCTTGACCTTATCCCATGAACTTTCGTCGTTCTGCTCAAAAATGTATTTGATGAGGTCCGTCCCGAACTCAGGCTCCCTGATTCTCTGCCCCTTCGGCGTGAATACAACGTGCAGCAGCCTGCTTCTCACCCCTCCGGCCCTGGTTTCGTTGATGTCGACATACCGTTCCATCACGCTGTTGTTCGTGAACGGATACTTGATGCCGAAATACTGTCTGCTAGCCATTTTTTATTACGCAATATTTTATCTATAAATACCGACGGCGCGGTTTTTGCCATTTGTTAAAATATAATGCCCGACAGAAAGTTATAAAGCAAAAAACCGCTTGGATTGAAATGTCAAAAAATGTTAAAGTTGCAGAATTATTTTGTAACTATAGGATAAACCATTATTTTTGCAAAAAAAATAAAGCAGTCACAATGAGTAGTTATGCAGATTTCATAGTTGAAGTTTTATCAAATGGCGTCTGGAATCGCCTGTACTGGAAGTCCTACATGAAAGACTATTACTACAGGGAGTTCGCGTCTAACAAACCCAAGGAGACCAGCGTTGAGGTCGCAGACGGTGTAATACTGAATGTAGCCGAAGACGAAAGGCTACACCCGCACGCCATGACCGGTCAGTTCTACGAATTCCGGGATATGATAAAGAACGGTGAACTCGGAAGCACGATGCTTAAAGAAGATTTCACCGCTGAAACCAAGGCTGAAATAGAGCGTAACAAAGATGGATACGGATGGTATGAAGGATACTTCTACCTCAAAGAACTTACCAGTCTTCTTGAAAAGAAGGACGCCGAATACAAGGAGTTCCTGAAGAACGGCATGATGAAGAGGATGAGTCTCCAGACCGAAGCCATCTACAAGCACATCTGCCTTGGCGACACACAGGCAATGGTGCCCAAGGAAGCCGAAGATGAGTTTTCTGAAGAAAGTTTTGAGATGAACTGCGAGTGGCGCGAAAGCGAGATATCCTCATTGCGTTACGTGGAGAACTTCATCTACGGAATTGTCGAAGAAATAGTAGGATATCTAGATGGAAATGATATTAGGGTTATTCTGATAGCAGGATAGTGTCAAGTAAAATCTTTTTCAAACCGTTACAACAAGAAAATGATATGGTAATGATTTTTTCATAATTCACTAATGGTTTTGCTGACAGGCAGCAGTGATGCTCCCTGTCTTTTTTTTGGGTAACGATATGCTATTTGTTTCCGCAAATAATGGAAGCGACCCCTCAGAGCCGCTTCCATATGATGTTCACTAGGACCACCGGTATCGTCCGTTATTGGGACGTGAAGATGGTGGGTTAACTTAATTCGTGTATGACAAATTGGTCAATCCTAATAGGATATCCTAATACGTAATAGTAATCATCAGGATATTCATTAGCAGATTCTTCATCGCCCGCATAAAGTTCGGCAAATCCATTCTCTTTTGCATATCTCATAACCTTTTCCAAAGCGTCAGAAGCGTCATATGCATCGCCTACATAATATAAAGATGACGCATAATCGCTATAGCCTATTTCAACACTATAATCGGCATCATTCTTTGATTCACAATCAATGCAAACAGGTGTATCATAACTAGGTACAGAACTCTCCCTCAGTATTCTTCTTACTGACTCTTTGATTACCCTATGTAAATCTGATTCACTAAGCCTAATTCTTCTCTTCATAATCTATTCAGTATTTTTCTAATAAATAGTTTAAAATATGGATAATACGGACATTATCATAAAATTTTACACATAACGTGTTTGACAATACCATGAACCTTATCTTCACTCAATCTAGATGTCCCGAGTTCTGAAAGCAACGACTTGTTTTTCGTAAGTATATAGTGAATGTTGCTTCCGTCATCACACACCTTCACCGCCCCGTATCTCGCCCAAAACGTGTGCGTGTTCAGTCTCTTGGACACGGGAACTAGAATGTAATCATATGACGAACACAGCGAAAGCATGGCGCCAACCAGTTTATCGCTCAGGCCCTTTCCCCTGTATTCCGGTTCCAGGCCAAGCACGGATGCCATGATGCCGCTGTACTTGTGCAGCACAGTATTTACGTCGGGCTCCTTGCCGCCGTTAAACAATTCTATGCCGTCATCGGCCGTCAGCATAATCCCGGCAATCTCTCCATCGTCCACCAGTTTGACACTCTTGTCGCGTACCGTTCTGAATTCCCTATAGTATTCAGTCCCCTTCTCGGTGTTTCCGCCAAAGAAGAATCCGCCTATCATCTGGCCGATACGGCTGTCGTCCCGTCTTTCAATCCTCTCAATCCTCATACCTACATAAATATAAAGGACCGGAGGATTTCTCCACCGGTCCCACAAAAACCCGTTACTTACTCACATCGGCTCCACCCGCAGTCCTTGCATTGGGTGCAACCGCCCTCTCGGACAAGTTTGCCTCCGCACTCCGGGCAGGGTTCGCCAATGTTTCTTTCACTCGTATCGAACTTCTTGAGCGCCCTGATGACGCCATTCTTCCACGTATTGATGTTGGACGAATCAAGGTCCAGTGTCGATATCACGTTTATGATGCACCATAACGGCATATGATGCCTCAGCAACCCGCTGATGAGTTTTCCGTAGTTCCAGTACTCCGGATTGAAAATCCTGGACAGTCCCTGGATGCATACCTCATATCCGTCCTTGTCTGTATAGCACAGGTCGTATCTCGACCCAACCTTTTCGGTTTCCGGGTTCTTGAAGGCGTTCCTGTGCCTCACTATCTTTCCGGTCTCGACCCAGTTTGGGAGACTGAGTTCCTCCTGGAGGCCGGTGAAAATCTCATAAGGCTCGCCATCCAAAAGGCCGATTACGCTCACCCATTTCTCTCCTTTGTTCCTGAACCTGATTATCTTGCAGTCCAGGACGTCCGGCCTTTTCTTCGCGTCGTTTGTCATGGCCTTGAGTTGCTCCGCGTTGGAAGTGCTCACCATGACACCGTTCCTACACCCGTCACGGTACACCGTGATTCCTTTCAGTCCCTTCTTCCAGGACTCCATGTAGATGGTCGAAACAGAACTCTCGGAAACATCATTCGGGAGGTTTACGGTCGACGAAATCGAATGCGTGATGTACTTCTGCACCACGCCCTGCAACTCAACCCTGCGCCCCCAGTCGATGTCATTCGCCGTCGAGCCATACCACGGGGATTCCCTGTACACCTCTTTCCACCGTTTTTCGGTATAGGCGCTGACGTCTTCGCCGTCGTATTTTTTGGCGGCCCATTTATAAAGCCCTGGGTGAACTGTCACGTATTCGGTATACTTTTCGCCGACCTCGTCGACCACGTCAACCCTGTCGTCCGGCTTTGTGCATTTCACCCTCCTGGTGTAAAGCGGAAGAAATATGGGCTCGATGCCGGAACTTGTCCTTGCCAGCAGCGATACGGTCCCGGTTGGCGCTACCGTATTGAATGAGATGTTTCTGCGACCGCAGTTTTTCATCTTCTCATACAGATGAGGAAACTCCTCATGCAGCCACTTGTACCATTCGTTCCCGTCATCAAATTCCAGTTTTCGGTCTATTGCAGGGAACCAACCCCTTGTTCTGGCCATGTCGATGGTGCAGTCCATCTCGGCGACAAACATAATGCGCATGATGTGCTTGATTGTCTTCAGGGCCTCGTCGGAATCATACTTATAGCCGAGTTCAGCGATAAGGTCAGCCATACCGGTAAACCCGAGGCCACACCTCCTCCCCTCTAACGAATGTTTCAGAAGCCTGACATAGAGATTCCATTCGGCGTTCCACCTGTCGCCGTCGTCCTCAATCTTTTTGATAATACGCTTGATTGCATCGGCCTCCAGGTCAACCAGGTCGTCCGCAAGACGCATGGCTTCGTATGTATACTCGTAAAGTTTTTCCTCCTGTAGTTTGCCGTTCTCGACAAACGACGCCAGGTTCATGTGAATAAGACGGCAACTGTCCTCGTGCATGAAAATCTCGCCGCACGGGTTGGTGCACGTCCCCCTGAATGACGGATAGACGCCGTCGGGGGAGTACTCGTGGTGCCTTGTGCGGAATATGATGCCCGGCTCCGCCGTATTCCAGGCACAGTGGATGAGTTTGTTCCACAAGTCGGCCGCCTTAATCTTCTTCACGTAACCACGTCGGCAGACGGCCGACGACAAGTCGAAGACGTCAACCACGGGAGAATACTCAACTTCCGTGAGTGTGTCATACTCCTCGGGCAACTGTTCCTGGTTGAATGCGCTAATTGGGCGGTCGATGGGCCATCGCTGGTAATAGTCGCCATTGGCCTCAACAGCCTCCATGAACTCATCCGGTATCTGGACGGATACGTTGGCCCCGGTCACTTTCGTAAGGTCCTGCTTCATCTCGATGAACGCCTCAGCGTCAGGATGTTCAATGCCCATGCTGAGCATCAGCGCACCTCTTCGGCCTTTCTGCGCGATTATGAGGGTACAGTTACTGAAAAATTCCATAAACGACGCGGCACCTGTGGATGATTTCGCGGAGTTTTTCACCGAAGCGCCCGCCGGCCTGAGTTTAGACAGGTCGTGTCCTACACCGCCCCTGCGCTTCATCAACTGGCTCTGCTCATTGCCGATACGGAAGATGTGCTCGATACTGTCATCCGGTCCGTCGATTACCCAGCAGTTGCTGAGGCTGACCGGAAGTTGGCTCCCGAGACCTGACATGACAGAACCTGCCGGTATCACATACTTGAAATCCTTGAACAGGTTGTAAATGTCTTCATACTCTAGGTGCTTTCTGCCGTATCCATACTCCGACAGTTTGAGGATGTCGCTGTCTCCGGCAACACAGTTGTCGCGATAGCGGTCCTCGATTTCCGAGAATCTTTTCGCCATGCGCTTATGCATGTCGTCAGGAGTGAGTTCAAGATAATGGCCGTCCTTGTCCGTCAGGCAATACTTGTTAATCCATGTGGTCGTGGCTAGGGTATCGCCATCAAAATATTCAAGCGTGGCTTCATATACCTCATCATAGCCATATGTCTTCACTTTATCCATATTGTTTTGGTTGTTTAAAGTTAAAATTCCGTGTCAATCGGCGATTGTTGGTCCTGCCTTGTCTTGTGCATTTCCTTTACCGCGTCAAATTTCTTCATCAAGTTCTTCTGTTGGGCAAACTTCTGGTTGTCCTTGTTGTCATTGAAGCGCGTCATACTGCTGAATTCAACTGCGTTATCCGTGCTGATGCGGCATGTTCCATTGTTGAAGTCCACATTCTCGAACACCTTTCCGGCCTGTCCGGCCCGGTTCTTCAGAATGGCGATGGATGCCTTGTTGTTGCTGATATCGTCAACGGACCTTGCGATGGAAACGACGATGTGGGCGATTTGGATTTTCTTGAACGAGCCTCCTGCCTTGTCCATCGTTACAAGGTCTGCGTTGACCGAATCCTTCGTTCCCTGCAACGGTATCCATATGGCCAGGTTCATCTCTCCGGCCATGGACTCGAATTTCCTCATGGTCTTGCCCTCCTTCTCCCATTCGCTGGTGGTTGACGAGTCGCCGACCATCTTGAGGCACTCGAAATAGTCGACAATCAGGAGGTCGGGACGGAAACCGCTATTGGTCTCCTTGATGACGACGCGCTTTATGTCGTCAGGGGTGACCTCTCCGCTCGGAAGCCTCAAAATCCTGAGATTGCGCATCAGCATATCCTTCTTGTCGTAGTTTTCCAGAAGTTCCTTCACCTCATCGATATACTCCGGCTTGGAGAGGTCCTTCGCCTCGATTCCGGTGATATATCCCATATGTTTACGCTTGATTTGCTTCGGCCGGTCCTCAAATACAATCTGCAATACCTTGAATCCGCGGCCATCCTTGTTTCCGTTCGTGGCAGCATATGCGGCTATCGCAGATGTCATTGACGTCTTTCCGAAACTGCTCGGCCCGATGATTACTCCGAGTTCTTCTTTGCCGAGACCGCCTTCGAGCGTCTCGTCGATTTTGTCGATTCCTGTCGGTATCGTGGTGCGGTAATCGTCGGACAGCGTCTCTGAGATATCATCATAAACGCCGGTGCCAAGGTCGTGCTTTCCCGTGGTCTGCACAACCCTGGTAAGCCTTTCCACCATCTCGTCGTATGAATCGGTATCGCCCCTTGCGGCAATCCTCAATATCTCGTTGGCGGTCTTGATTATGGCCTGCTGTTTGAAAAACTTCATCGCGAGCCCCCTATTGTAGTCAGACCCTGCGGTGGATGTGGCCTCTATCTTGTCGATAGCCGCCAGGTAGGAATCAAGTTGATAATCCGAATAGCGTTCACGGACCTTGATTCTCAATGTCGTATAATCAATCAGCAGACCGTAATCGTCGTACCAATCCTGTATAAATCTGACAATGTCCTTCAGCAGGTAACTGGTAAACATGTTCGGGTCTACCATGTCGTGCAGGTCGCTGAAGAACTCATTGTCCGAGAGGAACTCATGTACAAGTATGTACTGATAGTCTTCTCCAAGAAACGTGAGGTCTCCTCTTTTTGAAGTCATTTCGTAACGGGTTCATATGTTGTTGTTTCAGCCTTTCTTCGCCTTTGCCTTGCCGGCGGCCTTTGCCCACTTGTACATCAAGCGGCTGTTGTAATCGCCGATGTTGTGGGTATAACGGACGGTCTTTCCGTCCGCGTTCTGGAAGGTGTCGTCCATTGTGTAGTCGGCAAGTTCCATGTGCGGAATCTTCCATCCGTTCTCCGGGTCGGTGAACACCTCATCGAGTGAATCTTCCTCGCTGCCATTCTTCGGACTGCAAGTATCCTGGAATGTCTTGATGATTGTGTCGATAAGGTTGTCCCTACCTGCGTAGATGGCCCTCTTGATGTACATGTCGCTTGAGAGCCTGTCCTTGTTCTCCTCGAAGTATGATTTGATGTCGATGATAATCGAGTTACCGTCCTTTCCCATCATTCGGAGCGTCCTGTTGGAGATGTCCACGCGGTCCCTTATGGGCTTTGGATAGACGCCGCCGTCCCAAATCCTGCAATACACGCGTCTCCTCCTGGAGTCTGGGTACCTTCCGTTGTCGATGACGACAAACTTGAAAGTGTACTCCCACTCCGGCGGAAGCGGCTGGTTGAGGATGTTGTCCTCGTAGTAGTGCCCGTCCTGGTCGGCGTAAAACCAGGTGTACACATTGGACTTGCTCCTCAGGTCGCTCTTGATAAGTTCGACAACACTGTCGGCCTCGATGCGGAATTCGGTTGAATTCATACTCCTCTCGATATAATCCTCGATGTCAAATGTTCTTCTACAAATGATGAAATCGTTGATATACAATACAAACTCAAAACGACCATCCTTGTACTTTTTGCTCTTCAAATCCATAATCCAGAAAAAATGTTTGTTGTCAAATAATGTTAACTATCTGGACAAAAATACATTTTTTTCTGGATAACCACCTGTTTTTAGGAGGTATTTTTTTCAAAATATTTCTTCTCGTTCATAATCAGTCGTTCAAAAGTGGAAAACAGGCCTCCGAATCTGCGCTCATCCATCAGCACATGCATGTGGTTGTTGCTCACGATTTCGTACACATTCCTATACTCCCTGCCCTCCGGGTCGATGGGGGCGTGCATGAGTGCGTCCATCCCTTCTCTGGCTTCGTCGGTAAGCAAAGGCTGGGAGAGGTCTATAATCCTCTGGTTTATTTCGTAGATATGGTCTCCCTGGCAGCCGTCAGACACCTTGTTGATGATGTTCTCGACGGCCTTCAGCGGTTTTTTCTTGCTGGCGGCGCGTTCCTCGTTTATGACGGTGGCGCGCCCTATGATGTCCTCTATGGTAAGCGGCTTGTCCACGGCATCCGGGAAAAGTTTGAAGAACGTGGTTTCCCCTAGCCCCTTGATTCCCCTGATATTGTCGGAATTGTCCCCGCAGAACACCTTCTTGAGGACAACGTTCCTGTGGGTGTACCCAATCAGTTGCCTGTGCAGTTCCGGGGTGATGAACTTCTTCATCGTCGGAACATAAACGCACACGTCGTCTGAAAGCAACTGCATGATGTCGCGGTCACCGCTCATTATGACGATTTTTTCCTCAGGCTTCTTGTTCTGGACATAATACGCGATGAGGTCGTCTCCTTCCACATTATCATAAAACGCCTGCCTGACGAACAGTTCATCCAAAATGGCCCTGATTATCAGTTTCTGGCGCTCGAGGCTCTCCTCCTCGGTCTCGTCCCTTTTGGTGGGCTTACGGTGGGCCTTGCTGTACGCCAGTACCTTCTTGCAGTACGCCCGAATCTTCCTGTCGTACTCGTTGTCAGGCTCTTGGTCCTTGTACGTCTTGTCGCGGTTTGCCTTATAGTCAGGATATATTTCATATCTCAACTGGCCGGAGTAGTCGCCGTCCCAGATTACATATACGAAATTGAAGTCCTTCTTCTCGAGCATCTTCCGCATCTGGTTGAAGAACTGGCACACCGCTCCGTAGTCCTGGCCGACATCATTGATTTTCTTGTCAACCGAAGAGACCTTCAAAAGGTTGTTTCCGTCGACAATCAGGGTATAAATGGGCTCTGAAGTATCCAGTTTGTTCGCCTTTACTATATTTTTTCTAAGGACTTGTTTCATGGCCGCAAATATATATCAAAAATCAACCTCCCCAAAATATTTATATAGAAAATAATGTTAAAGTTTGCAAATGTTAACTGAGGATACAATTAGACAAATTATACAAAAGTGTATATCTGAGGCCGTTATCGTGGAGAAGTCGCTGGACGATTTCTCGTCGGTCAGCCGCGCAAAACAGAACGTGCAGGACGCGTTATATGGAATGAAAGGGACGGACACGTTCGACCGTCTCTCCAAAAGGCTTGGGTTTATGGACGACAGCAACCTGTCCGTCGACGATAACGGCAGGTCTGAATTCATGCGCGACCAGTTCGACCAAGGGAGAAAGCACGCCAGTGAGGTTTTCCACGCGCACCCTGAGCAGATTACAAAAGATATGGCCGAATGGCTTGAATCAGCGAAGAACGGGACGAGACGCAAGTACGACCCATGGGACAGAAGGATGCAGACATTCGCAGACAGGCTTGGTATCACGTACCTGTATGACGAAAGGGCGAATCCTCCCGAAAGTGCCTTTATACGAAAACCGGCAGGACCTGATTCTCCAGGCTTGCTGCCTTATGGCGTCAGGTTTTCAAATGTAGACCAATACGGCAACACGCTTACCGGTCTCGACAGGTACGACATGAGCGGTTTTGACCTTGAAAACACCGACCATTGGGTGACCCACAAAATCGACAACAAGGATGTCAGGAGAAAAAGCGGATACAGCGAAAAGAAATGGGATACATTGTCCAAAGAGGAAAAAATGGCCATTAAGGAAAAAATAAGCAGGGCCGTCCAATACGAAAAAGCGATTGAACGCTATATCGATGCGGCATTCGGGATGCATCTTGACGTGTCAACCGGGGCCGCCATGACACTCGGCAACGCAAAGGTGCCAAAAGACACGCTTATCATAAATTTCACCTCGGCCATGATGTGTCCGGCGTGGGAAGTGTGCCTGGTCAAATACGCGTGCTACGCAAGAACGGCGGAAAGACTGTACACCAACTCATACGAGAAGAACAACCGAAACAATATGATGTGGCAACTTGCCAGCACCAAAAACGGCGAGAAACTCATGGACGCGATGCTTAACCTTGTCCGCTCCTATGTGGACGCGTCTGTCATGAACGCCATATTCGGGGCTGTAAAGGAGTGTAGAAAAAAAGGCGTCGGAATCAGTGTCGGTTACGCAAACAACATCGAGCGCATTGGACAGATGGTGCTGGAACGCGGTGTCGAGTCCGTATTCGACAGCGAAGAGGCCATGGACATATACAACAAGCACCTCGAAACAGACGCCATCCGGAAAATCAGGCTTAACGAAAACGGCGATTTCGTCAACCAGAACCTTGTGAACCACATCAACGTGCTCGCCGGGGAACTGAAAGAAAAATACGGAATCGTCACTTCGGCGTACACTTGCAGAAACCTGAACTTTGAAGGGGTTAAAAACATCAACATAAACGCTTCAAGACCGGAAATAAAGAACGCCGACAGATATTTCTGGGCAGTTCCTGAAGAGGTGTACAACCTGTACGCCGAAACATACAAGGGTGCGGACACCCTGTGCATGGCCGTCGGGGACAGGCTCTACTCGCAGCCGTACACTGCCGCCAATGACGGTGGAGAATCCGGAAAAACCAAGGCGAGGACGATAGAAGAAGGCGTCATCACACCGGAAATAAAGCCTCTTTACAACTACGACATGTCGGACACCGACACCGCATATAAACGCGTAATGGAAAATGACCCGAGCGGGAAATATTATTACAAATGCCCGTGCGGGAGGAGCCTGATGGATGAAAACGGAAACGAGGTCAAGATAACCTGCTACAACTGCCGTCTTTGCTATGAGCCCAGGCAGGAACTCCCGAACAATGCGGAACTTTACGTGCTCGTGAAGGTCCACGGTTCCGACAAGAATGAGTTCAACGCATCGAACACGCTCAAGAACCTGTCCGCCATCGGTGGTAGCGGAGAAGGCTACAACCAGCGCCTCGACGCATTGATTGCCTCCAGAAACGAGGCCGCGGAACCGAGGCCCACAATGGACGCCGATGACATCTTTTACCAAGAAGACAGCGAACCGGACCCGTACGGCGGACTTGACCAGGTGGTCAAAAACGGCGTGTGGACCATGGGTACCGCTCTCGAGAGATACAGACACTAAAGGACGATACAATGATAGTAACAGAAGAAGTGAAAGGGCTTTTCGAACTGGCAAGAGCCAAACTCGGGGCCCCTATCAGGAAGGTCGAACTGACGGACGACCAGTTGTGCAAACTGCTGGAGGCCGCCGTCGGCGACTATGCGGAAAAGGTGCAGAACTGGGTCATCGAGTCCCAGTGGCTCAACCTTTACGGGAAAAACTCATACCTAAAGAACCCGACAGACCTGGCTTTCGCCCTCACGACAAGGACGATGGACTTTTCCAGGGACTTCAGTTACTGGTTCTCGAGGGAGGTAGGCCTCCAGCAGCGCGGCCCCTGGGAACTCAAGAAAGACTTTTTCCAGGTGGAAAGGGGGAAGCAGGTCTACATGATACCCTCCGGGCGTGAAATCAACAAGGTCCTGTATGTCACCCCGTCGACCACAAAGGCCGCCCTGTACGGAAACCTGGGAACCCTCGACACCGGTATCGCCGGCGGATTCGGGCAGTTCGGAAACATGGGCAACGGAATGGGAATCACCGGATTCTACGTAGGCTCCGCATACGACGCGACGCTGATGGCCGCCGACCTGAAATACAAGAACTCGCTGCTCAGGGGCGACCTCACATATAAGGTGACCGCCGGGCCAGACGGGACGCACCTGGTGCACCTTATGTCGACCCCTGGCTCGCCGAACATGGTCAACGGGCTCGCCGCGGATGACACCTGGGGATGGAACAGGTACCACGGGTGCTATGTGTGGTACACCTATTATGACGTGTCCGGCGACGCGGACGAACTGACACAGTGCATGATTGACAACAAGGACGACATACTCATCACGCCGGACCAGGTGCCCCTAAACAAGATGCAGTATGAACTCATGAACGAGCCGACGCAACAGACTGTAAGGCAACTGTTTGTCGCCGAGGCCTTCATTACCCTTGCGGTTGTCAGGGGGAAGTTCTCCGGAGAGGTAAAGATACCGGACGCCGAACTCAAGATGGACTACACCCAACTCATGGATTACGGAAAAGGTGAGCGAGAAAGGGTGTTCACCGAACTCAAGGAAAGGCTCGACAGGATGCTCCCGTGGAACCTGATTGAAAAGCAGAAGACCATGACCGAGAACACAATGGAAATACTGAAGTTGAAGCCTCTTGGCTTATATGTGATATAAAAATTAAAATCGAAAAAAATGGACAAATACACCAGACTTATCAATGAAGTATACAATGACGTAAGGCGCATGCTTAACGAAACCGAATGGGATGAGTATAGTGACGGGTCAATCTACGACGACGGCCCGGGCTACTTCAAAAACCTTGAATTTTACTACAACATAACTCAGGATATGCTCCAGAACGTTGACGAACTTGGTCTAGCGGAAGCGGGGGACAGGGTCGTGTTGGTGACCGCATACGCAATACCGGAATACTACATGGGAGAAATGGAAAACTTCTCGATTGGGCTCGACGTTGACGACCACTCATACATCATCCCGGAGGGGGAAGACTGGGAGGAGCCCATCGAAGAGCCCGGCCGTTTTGGCGGACTCACGGCACAACAGGAGGACAGTATCATATCGCAATTGGACAAAAATGACTTCTGGGACGTCTAATGCGGTAAAGCAAAAAGACAAAAAACGGGGAGGACGTGTGATGCGCCCTCCCTGTTTTTGGATTACTAATCGTTTTCTTGTTCTTTCCAATACCGCCTTTTGACTTCCTGTGATTCGGCCCAATAGGCTTCGATGCATTCACGCGGAGATTTATCCGATTGCTTGATGTCGTCAAACGCTTTCATTAATCGCCGATTTCGTCTTTTTCGGTAAAATCGATATCCGCTTCGTTGATTTCAACTTTATCACCAGAATCAGCGGCGATTTCCTCAAGCCTCTTAAGAATCTCCTTGACGTTGTTCTTTTTGTACTCGTCAAGTTTATCCGGAGACAACAGCCCATTGTGCACGCACGCCATTTCCCCTTCGTACGTTATGTTGTAAGGGGAGGGCAACTGGTTTTTCGTCACCCTAATCTTGGTCACGATGCCGTACCTGTAGGTCCTTCCCTTGGCCGTGGCGTTCAGTTTCTTCGTGGCCGCCTTCGCGATGCCTCCGAGGTGGAGGATTAACCTTGCCGCGTAGAAGAAAGTCTTGCCGCCCTTCAGTTCGATGCTGGGGACACCGCCCAGTGAGTTCATTGAATCGTTCCATACCTTATTGACGCAGAACATGGTGTTGGTGTACTTTTTGCTGACCTTTCTGGAGCCCGGTATCCTGCCGCTGATGATGTCGGTGAACGCGCTCGAAAGGGCGCCGGCGTCGTACATGTTGTTCTTTACGCCTGAAATCGAGGCGTATGAGGATATGGTCCCGATTGAATCCCAGATGAAGCATAGAGGCTGTGTTATTTCTCCTTCGTGCTGCAAATCCAGGAACCAGTTAATCGCCATCGCAATGTCCTCTATGACCGCTTGCGACCTCATTTTGCTTGTTTCCTTGTTCTGCTTGTAGTCCCATTTGCCCCATTGGAGCAGCAGTTTGTCTTTATCGAAATAAATGAGGTCGGTATCCCAGTCCACCAGGGCCTGGTATAATTCACCCGTATCCTCGTTGACCTTCTCCCTGTAAATGGGCGTGGCCTTTAAGCCGCAATCTATCGCAAACTGATAGTCGAAGTTCCCCTCCGTGTCGAAATACACCGGCAGGATGCCGTTGTTTACACATGACGCTATCAGTTCGTTGACAAGTGTACTTTTGCCGGTATCGCTCCATC